AAAGCAGTGCCGCACCTAAAAGCACAGCCTTGGATATATCATCCCCGCCAATAGCCTCTGCCATAGTATCGGCTTCGTTTCTTGCCGCAAGATACTGTCTTGCACTTATAGGGCGAAGCTCCATCTCCGCCCCGGCTATGTTGATAATTTTTTCATCCATCACTTTGTCTCCACTCTTTTCGCAGCAATAAGGGTGATCTTCTCGATGATATTCTCACCAAGCTTACCATCCTCCTGAATCTCGGACCATTGACAGCCTGTGTAAATAATGCGTCTGTCAGGCTTTGCAATAACAAGAGAAAAATCAGAAATTGAATAGAAATCTATACCATCGCTGATGGCGGCATCTGTTGCGTAAAGCCTTGTAAGCTCGATTATATATGTTTTCTGCCCTCTCAGGGTTGCAACAGGTTCAGTTTCACCAAATGCCTCAATGCTCTTGCTGGAACGCTTTGCAACCGCCTTATAGCTCTGAACAACCGCTATTTTCTTTCCGTTAGCCTCAAGATAAATGTCACTGCTTGTTGGAAAACCTGTTAAACTCATAATTATCCCTCCTTAAACCGTAATATTTGCCGTAAGTATTATCTTGTTAAGACCGTGGGCAACGGCAAACTCAAATGCCACATTGCAAATCGTTGGGTCATCCTCATCCTGAACAACGGACACTTTGCCGTAGCTTTCGATGATTTCCTCAGAAACCTTCTTTTCAAGGATAATGATCACCTGCGTTCTGATGGCATCCCTTGTCTGAGCCGTGTTTTTTGCTCTTGAGAACATATCCCTCAGGGACTCACGCACTTCGGGAATGACGTTATCAACGATGCGAACAGTAGTCAGCTCATGCCATGTGAAATCGGACTCTCCGTTTTCATCTGTTGTGCAGGTGGTAACACCTCTTATAACGCTGACCCTGCCGCCAACACATTCAACAGGACTGATACCACTTCTCACAAGGCTGTCGATCTCATCTTCGGTATAGTTCATCTCAACACCACCCAAGCCAAAAAGCTCTGCACCGTTAAGCGGAACAGCAGGATCATTTTCAGAGAGAATAGCACCTGCCACAGCCGCCGCAACGGAACCATGTTCAGCCGTATTGCCTGATGCATCAAGACCACTCGGTGCAACGATCATCACTCGTTCATTATTAAAGGCTGCCGCATTTGAAATCTTGCCGTTAATGTCACCGCCTGTTTCTATTACAGCAATCTTATGCTGATTTCTGTTATCGGCATTAGTGATTGCAGAAAGCATGGCATTATGAACAGAGGAGAATAATGTATCACAGAGCAATATTTTTACCTCTTCAATTCTTGCCAGAAGCTTAAATGCATTTGAATAAAGGAGACTTCCCGGTTCATTGCCATTTTCTTTAAAAACCGGCACAGCCTTGATCTCATATACACCGTTCAAAAACAGTATCTCAGCCAGTCTTGCAATTCTGGACTCACCGAAAAATCGCACAGCCTGGCTTGCAGAGGTTACGGAGTAGACCTGTTCAGCAGTACCTTTGACAGCAACACCCACAAGTCCGACTACCCCTTTCACTCTGTTTCCATAGCTTGAATCAGAAACCTGATATGTGGTATACACACCCGGTCTTTCTCTTGTTATCGTCAATTTATCAAAACTCCTTTCAGCTTAAAATCAAGGAACTGAGACTCATCTGAGCTTTCCGCAACAAGGAAAGCCGATAATTTCAGCTCCGCATCACATCGGAACATTTCAGCGGCAGTATCGTATTCAGTCTCACCGCAGGACAGCTCTCTCACCTTCAGGGACTCAGGCAGACTATGAAGAGCGTCGGCAACCTGAGAGAAAAGCATCAGGCACTTTTCGTGTCCAAAGCTTTCAGACTTAGGTGACCACAGGGTTAGTCCTAAAGCAATGTCAAGCTTCTTTCCGTAAAGCTCATTGTATGTATCGTTTTCAGCATCGTAACGCATACCCAAATACTCGGCAAAGCCGCAGGAAACGGCATTCCCGGATTTAAGACCAACAGTCACAATCGGACTCGTATGGCGTTTCTTCCCTCCAAATGGATTTTGGGATATCACCGCAGAAACACCGCCTTCGCTAAGCCCCCTGCACACAGCAGAGATAATGGTTTCAAGCTCAGCCATCAAACTCCTCCTCTCTATGCCTCAGCACCGCTTCCCAATGGGAGATCTTTCCCTCAACCCGGTAAGCCTCGGCACGGATAAACTTATAGCATTTGCCGTTTAAAGTAAGCCACGAGTTATCACAATCGGTAATTTCACAGTCCGGAGGACCGAAAAAGTAGTATGTCGCCTCATCGGATTCCCCCAGTTTCGTCATGGTTTTCCATTTTTTCATGTACCTCTCACCAATAACAGGGTTTACAAAGGCTTTAATATTTCGTTCCACACCGTTTACGCAGATAACGGCATCATCGCCGTACTGCTCTAAAACTGAAGCAAACCAATTCACCTAACCACGCACCCCCATGAAGCAGAAATCACCGTCAGAGATATATGGCTGCATCAGCACCTCAGCCTGTCTCTGCAGTACCTCTCGTGAGCCCTGTGAATTCTCGCCGCGTTTCACCTCAATGTCACCTGCTTTGTATGATGTGATACCGTCCCCATCCTTCACATATCCGTGCATGGAAACCGCCAGCATTGCAGAAGCGGTAATAAGCACCTCACGGCACATTTCAGGAGTAACACCGGCTCTGAGTCTTGCGGTAAACTCCCGCTCCGCGGCACTGCACAAAGCCGCAAGCCCTTCGGACTCAGCTCCTGCCAGAATTACAGCAGCAGCGTAAATATCATCAGAAAAGATAAAAGTCACCTTCCTTCTCAAATTTTTTAGCTCCCTCTGACGAGGGAGCTGTCGCCGCAAGGCGACTGAGGGAGAGAAAAGATAACCAACATTTCTCCCTATACTCCACTCGTCATTCAGAGATAACGACATTTAAATCTTCAGCGTACAGGAAGCTTCAGGATAAAGCTTTGCAAAGCCGTAAATGCTGGTGATAGCGGCTCTTTCAAGCTGTCTGTCGATAAGGCGGTCATATTCAACGTTAACATCCGCAACCTGAACCATCTCAAGAGCGTATCTGTTGTCAAGACCGATAATGCAGCCTGCAGGAGCGGCAGAGGTGTTGATGAGCTTAGCACCAAGAGGGTTGATAAGCTGACCTGTGCCCTGGAAATTAAGACCTGCCGCAGCATCCTGGAAAACGGAGAGATTAAGGAGCTTGAGCATAACAGCAGGCGGAACGATAAGAGTGTTCATGCTGTATGGCTCAAACTGTGAAGAAGTCCAGCAGAGCGGCATAAGTAAGACTGCCGGATGTGCCTGTAATCGGGCTTGTACCGATGGCAAACGCAGCCGCAGCATTGTTGTTGCCGTCACCGTTCACAAGAACATCAATGGCATCCTCAAGATGCATACGCATGATATGGCTGCCGATCTGGCGAAGCATTACGGAGAACAGGTCAAGTCTCTGGAATCTGATAGCCTCATAGGAAGCAACCAGCATACGACCACGCTTGTGGAGCTTAACGAGGTTTTCCTGAACCTTGATCTCGGTTGTTGGAATAAGAGTACCCTCTTCAACACGTCTGAGAGTCTTGTCATCCTCAGTTGCCGCGGAGTAGATGGAGCGGTAGTCCATACCCTCAAAGTTGGTGGTAGAAGCCACGATGGAGGAAAGGACATTTCCCTCTTCCATACCGGCTCTTACGCTTCTTGCAACATATTCAGGGAAAAGCACGGAGCTTGCAGTAGTGCGGAAGAACTTTTCCACCATGTCACTGCCTGCACCCTTTACCTTAATGTCAAATCTCTTAAGCTGTCTCTGGTAAGCGTCAAGACCTTCGAGAGCTGTACCGATGTAGTTTTCAGAAGGGTCAGCCTTTTCCAGAACCTCGGTAAATGTCATACCAGCCTGGTTGTACATGCCCTTTTCAAGCTTTACGTTTTCAAAATGATAAGCCATTGTAATTCCTCCTGTTAAATAATAAATCCTACTGTTGCCGCAGTTGTGTCAACTTCAAGAACAAGACACTCATTGCCTGCATTTGCACCCTTAACGCCGCCTGCTGCATTTGCCGCAAGGACGTTGTAACCTACTGTTGGAGCTGTGCCTGTGTAACCCATGGTTGTGTAGCCCTTTAACTGAACGATGGCGTAACCGTCATCAGAAACGTCAACAGCAACACCCACAAATCTGTCACCGTCAGAGCAGGCTGCAACCGTGCCGTTGGTGCTCATCTTTACAGGCTTACCCTTTGTAACACCGGAAGCTGCCATAAGGGTCACGCACATTTCACCAATACCGCCAAAAGAAATACTCATAAATTTATCCTCCTGTTTAGATTTTGTAATAGTTTTCGTCTTCTGTTTTCACCGGTTCACGCTGATATGTAAGCTGGCAAACCGGTGGATAGAGCTTTTCAAGTCTCTTTTCAAACACGCCCTTCAATGTGGCAAGCTCATTTTCATCAAGCTTTCCAAGCACCGACCTGACGGTATCCTCAGGCATTTCGGGAGAAGCCATGATCGCAAGCTTTGCCGTTTCATCACGGAGAGCTTTAAGATAGCTTCTTCCAAGCTGTGCTTCCTTCTCAAGCCGCTTGAGAGTCTCATCACCCACATGACCGCCAAAGCGTTTGATTACACCCGCATCTCTCTGGGCAGGAACAGCCACAAAGGACCATTCGTAGGCATCAACAGGTTCGTCCAAGACACGACAGCACAGCTCACCGCCATACTCAGCACCTCTCAGATGACTGCATTCGTGACTGCCCTCAGGCTCTCCGCAGATACTGCAGGTAATGCTTGCAACACTGCAGCCCACACTTACTTCCTTCTTGATACCACCTCTGATCTCATCAATGAGAGATGCATTATCCTCATTGTTGAGCATATAGGCGGAAGCCTTCAGATAAGTGTAGCTCTCACCGGCGGCAGTCTTTCTGGCAGGCTCTTCAACAACCTGAGTTTTGAAAATTCTCGCTTTCTGACCGTAAGCCGACCATGTATGGTCAAATATACCTGTTTTCCCTAAGAACATCCCCTGCAAAACATGGAGAGCATCAACAGTAAATCTTTCATAGTCCCTGTCGATCTCGTTGTCGCAGAGCAGAATATCGAAGGTAAAAACCTGCTCAGCCGTAAGTGGAGTTTTGGAATAACCGTTAATGGCGGCTAAATCCTCAGAACTCACTTCATTCTGCTTTGGTGTCATGATTTCCTTGCATTTGATCAATTTCACACCTCCTTTCCATGGTTTTCCGCCTGAAGCCTGTAATACTCAGCCTGTGCTCTGTAAAGCTCGGCATGAGCTTCGCCCTCGGCATCCTGAAGATTGATGTCATCCCAGACGATCTGATACTCTCTGTTAAACCCATGAACAGCCAGCCACAGATCGCATATCCTTCTGATGACCGGGGTAAGGG